TTCCTTCTTCGACCACGGTGAGGAAGGGATCGGAATGTTTGTATTACACTTCCAATGGTGAAGGAACAGGCAGATGCTTCTCGGAAGATACGTGAAGACCGTGATTAACATTTTTCATAACAGTGGCCATGGAAAGGGCCGACGCAAGGCTGCTGGTTTTCACTTCAAGTTCGGCCTACCGAAAAAGAAAGAACGAAACATGCCAACCACTGTATCCATCACTAACGAGCAGAAAGTAAAAGTCACACTCACCCCCGTAACTGAAACGGGTAAGCCAGCCAAGCTGGACGGTTCCCCCTCGTGGGCCGTAGTGTCAGGCAATTCACAGGTTGTTGTTGCTGAGGATGGGCTTTCCGCCGATCTGATCAGCTCCGACGATCCGGGCGAAACCCAGATCCTCATTAAAGCCGACGCCGACATTGGCGAAGGTGTTGAGGAAATCTCCGATGTCATCACCCTGACTGTGATTGGAGCCACCGCAAAAAACCTCGGAATCACGGTTGGAACGCCGGAGCCAAAAGCCTAATGAAGCCCAAAGTCGTGACGATGAAACCGGAAGTCTTAGCCCCGGCTAAGGCTCCCGTTGTTTTAAAGGCACCCCTCACGCCGCTTCAGGCCAAGCGTAAGCTCAGAGCACAACGCCGCCTTAAGAGACGTAGTTGAGCGTATGGCGCTTCCTGACTCGCTCCATGCGCTTGGCTAGGTCCAGCCGCCAGCCGTTATCGGCTGTCTCACCGACGTTAGTCAGTTTGGCGATGTGAAACCCACGTCGCCGAGCCCCTTCCACTCCGGCAACCAGCGCGTCAAATAGGTCAGGGCTCCGGCCGCACTTGAGCTTCATCTTGTCCTTGGGCTCAACCTCGATCTTATTTGAGCCTACAAACCCCCATTCCCGCATGGAACCTTCTGCGAGAATGTCCTCGGTCATTCCCCTGAATTGACCGCTCTGAATGGTCAGGGCCACGGAATACCAAAGCTCGGTGACGAACTTTGAATAGTAATCCTTGCACAGCACTCGGATGTTGTCGGACACATAGCGTTCGCTTGGCTTGCCGCCAAACTCCACAAGCCCCACATTGGCGCTCCAGAGACGGGCGAAGGCTCCAACTAGGGTGCCGCGACCGGTGGAATCGAAGAAGAAGTTCTCTGGTTTGATGTGCCGTTGCTCGCACTGAGCCTTCACGAATAGGGCGATCTGGTCTTCGGGCAGTTCCGGATTAGTCGTAGTGACCGGCACGAGCATCGTTTCGATGACAGCCAAGATTTCACGGTCATTGGTGTCTTTGCCTATCTGCAGTTCCCCGAACACGCACCGGTCCCCGCCAACGCTTCCATAAGCGGCATCCATAAAGCCGATTCTGGTGCGCTCGTCACTCTTCCAGATGGGCGCTTCCATCGCCCCAAACTTCAGGCACATCGCCCGGGTGATGACACGACGCAAGCCCTGACCGCGAGGCATGCGGCCCTCATTCATCATGGAGTACTGGATCGAGTCCATCCCATAGAAGGCGACATCAGCCTCAATGGCTTCGCGGGTGATTAGGAACGGGTAAGGAACCGGAGCGTCCTTGGGCACGTCCATGTTGGGGCAGTCGCTCCCAACCAACTGCACGCAGATGCCGTCCTTGAAGCGCGTGGGCCAAGTCTTGGTCTTTGGAGTCTGGTCAATGCCGCCATCCCATCCACCAAGCTCAGCAGATGGCTCACAGATTACTCCGAGTGCATCCGTAGTTTCCTTTGGGTTACCCAGGACGATGCACTTGAATCCTCGGTTCTTGTTCAGATTGGAGATGGCATCGACATAGGCGCGAGGCATGAATGCACCTTCGTCAGCAACGAGGATGATGTGCTTGTTCTTGATTCCGACGTAGCTCCCCATGCCAACGAACTGGCCACCCTTCTTACACGGAATCCCTGTCACGCCATTGCGGAAATCGCGGCCCTCGCTGTCTATAGCGCGGTCATCAGTGATGAGACGTTGGCGGCTCTCGACCAATATCCCCGGCAGCCCATGCATGCGACTTGTAGCCAGTTTGTGGGCTTTCTTCATCTCACCCCACACACGCATTTCCAACATCTCCCGCTCAGTTGAGGACACGAGGACAGTTGAAGAATCGCTGTGCGAATAATAGAACATCAGAGCGAAGTCGGCTGCTTCTCTCGTTTTGCCAGAGCTGGCAGGGCCTATTACCCCAATGATTCGATGCTCAAGGAACTTTTCCAGCAGCAGATCGTTCCACCGGTGCCATTCCTTTTCGGGCCAAAGGATCTTCTGCGCTTCCTTGTAATGATAGAAATTGCCCATGCCCGCGTATTCACCGTTGGGCTTCTTCCATCTGCCGCCAACTTGGATGCAGGCCATGTGACGCCAGAACATGGGGGTTAGAGGCTCAAAGTCAGTGTTCCACATGACTTCCCGTTGGGGATTGGGTCTTGCCATAAGTGCTTCTCGCATTGATAACTCATGCCAATGGCAAACGGCAATGGAATCGTGCGGATCGTAGATGGTCAGCTCAGCTTCGCCGGAGGGATCGACTCGGGCAAAATCCCAACTATAGCCAGCGATTCTTACCCTGAAGGACTCAAGCGCAACCAACTGGCTTGGCTGACTAATGGGACCTGTCGCGGAGGCGGCATCACCCAGCGCACAGGATGGAAGCCGTTGGTGCAAAGTTTCCCGTGGCCCGGGGTGTTTCAGGGTGGCTACATGTACGAGCCGCCATTCGCCAATCCCTACCTCGTTCTTTCAATTGGTGGCCACATCTACCTCGTGCGCGTCGATACGGACAATTCGGTGCGAGATTTGTCGGTTGAGTTCGGATTAACCAACCCTCCCGCTGAACTGCAAGCGTTCTTTGTGCAGGCCGAGGAGTTCTTGGTCATTCAAGGTGGAGACTTTATCACGCTGCCACTGATTTGGGATGGGGTAACCCTGCGACGCAGCAACGGAATCACCGGCAATCTCTCTGGGCCAAACATCAACGAGATCCCTGCGGCTGGCCCCATGGATTACTACATGGGCCGTCTCTGGTATGCCTTCGGCCGAGTCTACGCGGCTGGGGACATCGTGCAGGGATTAAGCGGCACGGCGTTTTACGATTACCGGGACGCGGTGCTTAAAGTAACGGAATCCCCGTTATCGTTAGCGGGGGATGGGTTCATTGTCCCGGCACAATCAGGTAACATCAGGGGCCTGACCCATACCGCAGAGTTAGATACTGCCTTGGGGCAGGGACGGCTTTACATCGGCACAAGGCGCGATGTCTTCCGCTGTAACGTCCCCGTTACCCGCAGTGAATGGGTTGCGGCTGGCGCCCCAAGCGCACATGGGCCCGACAATAACCCGCTACAAACAGTCGCGCAGATCAACTTTGGATTCATCAATGACCGCAGTGTGGTGCGAGTCAACGGTGACCTGTTCTACCAAGCGATGGATGGTGTGAGGTCGCTGGCTTTGGCCACCCGCTTCTTCCAGCAATGGGGCAATGTCTCCATCAGCCGCAATGAGAACAGGGTTTTACGCTTCAACGACCGGAGACTTTTACGCTTCGCTAGCGGCATTGAATTCGATAACCGCCTCTTACAAACCTGTCTCCCCATTCAAACTCCGGTCGGAGTCGCCCACAAGGGACTCATGCCGCTGGACTTTGACTTGATTACGAGCCTTGAGGAGAAGTACCCGCCTGCTTGGGAGGGCATGATTGAGGCGCTTGATGTCATGCAGTTGTTCGAGGGCGACTTTGGCGGGTTACAGCGCGGATTTGCCACCATCGTAAGCAAGGACACTGGCTCCATTGACCTGTGGGAAATGACCACTCAAGACCGGTTCGATCAGCAGGTTGAGAACAACGGAAACCGGGTGACGTGGTATCTGGAAAGCGCGGCCTATAATTGGGGCGATGCCTTTGCGCTAAAGCAACTCGATGGCTTGGAGTTATGGATTGATAAGCTATTGGGCACTGTTGAGTTCGTGGTAGACTACCGGGTGGACCAGAACCCTTGCTGGGTATTTTGGCATGCATGGAAGGAATGCAGCGCCAAGGATTGCCGAGAGGACACAGAGCCCGTGAGTTGCCCGGAGTATCCAATCCAGCCTTACTGCGAGTCATTCAGGGCCACGATGAATCTGCCCAAGCCTCCGGTGCGGTGCGAGAGCGGGAACGGGCGGCCTACAAATATCGGCTACCAATTCCAAGTCCGCATAACAATCAAGGGCTGGTGCCGAGTACGCGGCATGCTCCTTTACGCGCTGCCTCGGGAACAGGGTCCATACGAAAGGATGGTGTGCTGATGCCACTGATTGCCTGCAATAAGAAGATTGTTTGTGAGTGCTCAGATGATCCTGTGGCCAACCTGAGCGCGGAAGACATCGATGTAGACCGTCACATCGGTATCTACAATCTGATAATCCTCAACGATTTGCAAGTAAATTATCAGGCATTTGCCTGTAAGACCTACTGCTACTCAGAAGAAAGCCAGGAAGATGCCGATGACTGTGCGAGGAGAGCAGCCTTGGAATGTATCGCTGAGCCTCAGCCACCTCCCGGCACGCCCAATCCTCTCACGCTTTTCTACAATGCAGCGGTGACCCAGACCGTTACCTGCCCAGATGGCTCGACCTTCAGTTGGACGATTCGTGCTGGTCAATTCGCGGCGGCTAACCAAGCGACAGCCAACGCCATGGCGGCGAGTGTGGCCAAGAATCGGGCGCAACAGCATCGCATCTGCATCGTCACCACGCCTTCTGGCGGTTGCAGGAACAGTGCTTACAGCGTCACGCTTCAGGCGGTGGGCGGCACTGCCTTGTTCTTCCCATACCTCAATGCGCCAGCAAGCTTCATCGGGTGCGGGTCTGGCGGTCTGCCAATCCATTACACTTGGATGGTCATTGTTGGCTCATTGCCACCTGGGTTGGAATTGGACGAATGCACTGGGATTATCTCCGGCACTCCAACGGCCACTGGCAACTACACCTTCACCGTACGGGCCACGGACGCCATTGGTTCGTTCCAGCAAAAGACCGTCTCGATCTGCATCGTCCGCATCACGACCAATGACCCATTGCCTGATGCAACAGAGGGCGATGCCTATCTGGTGAACCTAACCGAAACTCCGGGGCTACAGGAGACAGAGCTTTGGACGATTGCCTATGGTAGTTTGCCTGCTGGAATGACTCTGACGCCTGCTGGGGTGTTGAGCGGAACACCGACTGAGACTGGGGACTTCACCATCGGCATCCGGGTAAGCGTCGGCTCCTGTTGATATGGCTGCTATCTGCCTAAAAGAATTCGCTCTGCACGTAGGCCAAGCGGTGTCGCTGGTGGACTACTGGGATTTCGATGATGGCGCTGCACCTTTCATAGCCAAACTCGATCCAGATAACAATTTCCAGGCTGCTTCAGGCGTTGTTACTGGTGGGTCGGTTGGCATCTTAAACACCTGCATGCGCATTAATGGCGTTGCACCCGCTGGGATAGCCAGTATCCAGACCACGCCAAATCCAATCATCACTCCAGCCCATGGCTTCACCTGGACGACTTGGGTTAACTTCACAACTTTCGGAAGCGAAAACATCAACTTCGAGATCCATTTCCTGAACGTTCTAAATGTGGAGGTGATAAATTTCCGGTCCATATTCGGCCCAGGGCTCCCTCCGAAGTTCATTAATCTCCAGAAAAACAATGCCACGTTCTTCTCAGCGGGCGCTTCATTTCAGGCAGCTTTATGGACCTTCTTGCAGATTCAATATGACGCCACGACCAAGAAGTTCGGGGTTCGGCGAGCCAATTCCTTTACGGGTTTCGGCGCATTGCAGGAAAGCCTTCCGATTGCTGATGATCTCTCTGCCATAACCAAGGGCTACCTTGTTCTGAAAGGCGTGAACACGGGAACAAGCCCAGATTATCGCCAAGATGAAAGCGGGTTTTGGGCGAGACTGTTAACGAACGCTGAGGCCATTCAACTGTACGGTGGCGGAACCCCACCGGCCTATCCTGCCATCCCACAATAACGATGCTTGCGATTTGGCCTCAAACCTTTATAGGACTTTAGCTAATGAACCGCAATCGACTGATTGATTTCAGACTCTCCCGAGGGCCGCAGTCGATTGGGTTATGCCAATCGGATGTCTTGGGTTGCGCTCAGAACGTCAATGCAGCGACACAGCGGTTGCTGTTGGCACGGGAAAGCGGAGACACCGGTTGGTGGGGCACATGGGCTAGAATGGTGTTTAACGTCGCCAAGGCAGACCCATTCATCACATTGCCGAGGGAGGTTGCCAGGTTGATCAACGTGGATATTTGCCGAAACCCGGTCAATGTCCAGAACGAGTTCTATGAGTTCCTAAGCTTTGGCATTGGACTACAGGAACCACGCACACCGGCCGGCCGCTGTCGTAATTTGGACTGTTCCTTGGCTGAAGTGTATGACCGAGGTGTCTACCCAAGCTTCATCGACTTGGATGAGAACCGAATCCTGCGGGCCTACATCACCGACAATCGCGACATAGGCGCCCGCATTCTGGTTCAGGGCACTGATACCAGCGATAACCCACTCATCAGCCTTGATGGGGTTAATGACATCCTTGGCGTGATGCTGGATGCGACGATGCCTTTTGTGGATTCGCCCACGATGAACTCACTGACGGGCATTCAGAAGGGCGTGACGGCAGGGCCAGTCCGGTTCTATCAGGTGAATCCGGATACGTCTGACCAAGAACTCATCCTCACCATGGAACCTGGGGAGGAAGTGGCTAGTTACAGGAGATATTTCCTTGGCGGTCTGCCGCGTAACTGCTGTGACCCAGCCAGCGAGACTGCAACCACGCAGGTCATGGCGATGGCTAAACTGGAGTTTGTGCCGGTGCGGGTGGACACCGATTACCTGCTCATTGGCAACATTGAGGCGCTGATTGCCGAGTGTGAGAGCGTGCGGTACTCGAGCATGGATTCGCCGATAGGCAAGCAGATGGCTCAGGAGCGGCATGGACAGGCGATACGGCTGCTGCAAGGGGAACTTGTGCACCAACTGGGACGGGAGATGCCTGCTATCAACTTTGCGCCATTCGGCAGCGCCCACCTCAGGAACCAGTTCATCGGGCGACTTACTTGATTTATGGCATCAGCAACACCCTTTGGCGGCGGTAACCAACCGACTTACGCGAAGTATCTTCAGGGCTATGGCCCCGGCTCGCCGTTCATGCCTGCTCGAATCTACGGCGGCGGTGGTGGTGGGGCGATGGGGCCTGTTGGTGGCGCTGGATCGGGGGCATTACCTGGAACTTATAATCCGGCTTCGGGAGGCATCCCAAAAACACCAACGCTCACAGAGGCATTGGACAATCTGCTGTCAGGAATATCTGGCAATATCGGCGACATTGGCTCAGTCATCGGCGGTCTCACTGGAGCCGAGAATCGGGCGTTGCGCGATCAGTATCCGTCTTCCTACTTCGACACGCTTGGAACCTTGATGGGCAATGTCGCAAATCGGGCCAGAGGTAATATTGACGACCTGTTATCCGGGGTTGGTCAATTAGCGGGTGAATGGGGTATTGGCCAAGGCGTGGCCGGAGGCCCAGCAGCATCAAGTAAACTAGTCGGTGACGTTCTAAGAAATAAATACTGGGTGCAGCAACAGGCGTTGCAGGACCAAGGCACAATCCAGAACCTGATTCCCAAGGTTGCGCCTTACTCAGCTAGGAATTTACTTCCGGATTACGGCGAGAACACATCATGGATGGATGTCACTAATGTTCGCGGGTCCTCGCCAATTCCGGAAATCAGTTATGAGCGAGCTAGGGCGGATGCTTTAGCTGGGCTTAGGCGCGGCTTCGGCGCTGGGGGCGGAGGCGGCTTTAATTGGTTTAATCCAATGACTCGACCAACAGTCGCTGCCACTGGCCCAACTAGGCCAACCCAGTTTGGGTTCAACAATCCCGGCAGGCCCAATCCATCAATTCCAGGGCAAGTTCCATACCCCTTCCCGCCACCAGGACAAGTTCCTGCCAATGTGGCTAATTGGCCTGGAGCGCCATTTGAGGGAGGCCCGGCTTACTTCGACACGATCCCTAACCTTTGGGATACGCCATTTGATATGCCACAAGACTTCGGCGGGTGGGATTTCGACGAGATGGAATTCTGATTATGGCCTACTACGATCCAAGACTCGGAATGTTGAGGCGTCCGCCTCCACTCGGGCAGCGAGGCCAACCGCTACAGCAACAGCAGGGAATAGTTCCTAATTTGATTACGCCTCCTGCGTCTTTGATGGGTCCGATGCGGGCGCAGATGGGTCAGCAGGGTCAAGCGGTCAGATGGACGCCTGCCGATATGGGTGGCGCTATGGAAATGCCACTCGGCCCTATTGGCCCACATGGACCAAGACAACAGGCAGAGGCTGCTCCAATTAACGTGCTGGATATGATGGGTCAGCAGGGTCAAGCGCCTGTTGGTATCCCGGGACCGTTGGGCGCATTGCAAGACAGCTTCGCTGCTGCCAGTCCAGCCATGCAACAAGTTGACCGAGGCAACCCACTTGGTCCGCCAGTGGCACCTATGGGGCCAGTAGGACCCGTGCAGCAAGTTGATCGTGGTAACCCTGCGGGACCGCCTGTAGGGCCAATAGGGGCTATGGGCGGAAACATATTGAATCTATTCAATCAACCACTCCAAGGCTCGGCTTACCCACCAAGAAGACGCAGACTACCGAGATTCTGAAATGCCATCACAAGTCCCAATTCCGCCTTGGCTGAACATCGACCCAGTTGCCCCTGTAGGCCGATACCTAGAAGGCTATCGCACTGGCCTTAGTGCCGCAGAAGCGCAAGCAGCCAATGCCGCCAGGATGCAACAACAGGCGCTGGCCCAGCAACAGGCTGCTGAACTTAATGCTTATCGGCAAGAACAACAGGCCGCAGAGGTAAAGCATTGGGAAGATCAGCTCAGGCTTCAGCAAGCGAAGGACCAACGGCAGGCCCAGGTGGCAGCGCAACAGATGCGGGGAATGGCCGGAGCCAAAGCGATGCTCGATGCCGGTGAGGAATGGCCAAAGATTCTTGCGGCATGGGGTCCGGATATATTCGCTGGCGAACCCGGAGCAATGGCGAGCGCCATGCATGCCATTCAACCACCGAAGGCTGCGACGTTCGGCAAGACGCCCGAAGGTTATCCGATTGTCGTTGGGCCAACTGGAGCAGTGCAGTTTTATCCCAAAGAACTCAGGGAAGGAGTTGCCGGTGAACCGCCATTGACCACCGCAGTCAAGGGACGCCTTCAGACTGGATTGTTGCAGGGAGAGAAAGCTGCTGAACTTGGAACTGAACTTTGGAACAAACTCAGCCCGAAATCTATTGGACTTCTAGGCAACATTAACCGAGTGGCGATCAATGAAGGATTGGCCCAGTTCTTCCCAGGGATAAAAATTAGCTCGGTATCTGACGTTCAAAGCTTGCTGGCAAACTTCAATGAGAAGGCAGTGGCAGCCATTACTGCGTCTGGCGACAAGCGGGTTTCAAATGCGGACATGGCTCGTTACATGAAGATGCTTCCTAAGTCCAGTCCCGGAGAATCCCTTGATAGCGCACGAGCTAAAATCGCAACATTCATTGATGAGCTTCGCAGGGAGTCCATCAAGGACGCCGAGCGGCTTGGTGTGCCTAGGCCGGAATGGACGCTTACCAAGGAGGAGATTATTAGAGCCTACCAAAATGGAGAGTTGAGCGAACAAAAGACCGAGGAATTGCTGAGGCGTTACCACACCAAATCAAGTTGATATGCCAGAAGAAGAGGAAGATTGGGTTGCTAAGATTTTGCGCGAGAATCGGCCTAAGCCGGGCGTTATTCCTGAGCCGACTGGCCCGGATCTCAATGTCGGAGAAACCCGTCGAAGCCTTGGCGTTCCACCAGCAGCAGATAAGCCATTCCAATCCGACTTCGTTTCACGCAACTTTCGCGGCATCCCCATTGACTTGGATAAGCAGAGTTCATCTGAGCTTAAGGCCAAGATTCTGATGCGAGAAAAGCCCGAGGATAGGCTGGCGCTTCTCGAAGAATTGGCAGGCAAAGGCAATGTGCGCTTGGCCGATAACGGCGAGCCGCTTGTCACCATTTGGGACCCGGAAAAGAAAACTCCGGTTGAGTTTCGGCCATTAGGCGGAGGGGCAAATGTAATTCCGCATGCTGTCGCCTTGATTCCTGAAACAGTTGGCACACTGGCATCCATGGCGGCTACCAAGAGGATTCCCGGGATGGCAAAGGCCGGTAAGTTTTATCAGGCAGCAGCAGAAATGATTGGAGCAGGGGTTGGAGAGCAAGCCGGTGGGGCAGCCAAAGACATCGCCGTGTCATCGACTCCGCTTGGTGAAATCCTTGAGGAACGAGCAGGCAGAGTGCCGACATCAGCAGCACTTAATCTTGGCATTGGTGGAGCAGCGAGTTTAGCCGGTAAGGTTGGCGGCAAGATAATCAGTCCATTTGGTGGGGTTAAAGGCGAAGTGGAAGCAGGAACCGCTGAGGCCGTGGACTATTTCAAAAACAAGTTCGGCATCGACTATCCTTTGACCCAAGGCGAGATGATTGGCTCTCCGCTCTTTAAGCGCGTAGAGGCCACAATGAGCCGCCAGCCGGGGTCTTCGGCGAACTTTGCCAAGATTCAGCGACAGAAGGTTGAGGCGCTGCGCCAGATTCAATCCAAGATACTTTCTGGAAAGGTGGACCCATCCGATGTCGGAATGCTGCGGAAGCTTGAGGAAGATGTTGGCGAGGAAGCCATCAACGCCATACGGCAGAACGTGCAACCGCTGCAACGGGCTGAAGAGATGGCCCGCAGCAATACCGCGCTGGCAGCCAATGAAGCCATCATGGATGAGTTGGCTCAGGCCGCTGGGCCGGCTCGGCAATTGTATCCGGAGCGCGTAGGGGCCCAAATGCGGGCCGGGGCATTTGGCAAACGGATGGCATTCGAAAACGAATCGCAACGGCTCTACGGCCAAGCCTACGGACTTCCAGGTGGCACCACCAAAATCATCGAGCCACCCAATCTTGCTTCCGATGCTCGCAAGCTCTTAAAGGAGCAACCCTCCCCCGAGGTCACCACCATGGTCCCAACCGGGTTGGTGGGGCCCAGTGGTCAGCCGCTTATGTCCTCTGTGACGCAGCGCGAAGTGTTGAAGGAGTTTGTTCCGGAAGGGATTATGCCGATCCTGAATCGGCTCTCAAGCTTGGAGCGGGCTAAGTTCTCGTTGCAGGACTTAGTGAAGATGCGCACCGAGGTCCGCAATGGCATCAAGCAAGGAGAGGCGGTACCCGGGGTCAATACCCATTACCTTGGCGAGATTGAAGACCTCTTAACCAAATCCATCAATGAAGGCACGCAGGCGCTGCCTACAGGTGAACTTCGCGATGCGTGGAAGAAGGCGAACGACTTTTACGCGAAGAACGTGCCGCAGTTCAAAGAGAAGAATGTGTCCAAGCTGTTTCGGGACAATCAGACCGGAGCCTTTGTACAAGACGAGGATTTGGTTCGCAATATCGGCCCGACTGAATACAAAGCTTACAAGGATTTCTTCGGCGCAACCTCTCCGGAGTTTGGCTCACTCAAGCGGGCGCTGGTGGATAGCTTGTTGCCGGGCGATGAACTGATTAACGCCAAGCAGTTCCTGGCCAATCTACGCGGATTCACCCAGAAGAATCGCTCGGTGGCTGAAGATATCTTGGGGCCGCAAACAACCCGGAACCTGCAGGCCATCGGCGAGAAGATGGAGCAGGTGCAGGCTGGTGATTTGGTGGAGCGCGATGACATTGCAAATCTCTTGATTGGCGCGAACAAAAACAAACTGTTGCAGAACTTGGATGGGTTGGTGGAAGCGCAGCGCAAACTTAATACCGCTTATCGCAGCAAAATCACCAAGGATATCGCTGAAGGCAAATTGGGTCAGCAGTTCGATGCGGGTGAGTTTGTTAATCGGATGTGGGACACAGCCAGCGTTGGCGAGATTAAGGCCATCAAGGGGCAATTAGCCAATAACCCGGAGATTATTGACGACCTGCAACGCAAAGCGGCTGAGCGCATTTTCCATCAATCCCAGCGTGCGGCGGCTCCTGGTGAAGCAGCAAGGACGGCGGCAGGTGAGCCATTTCATGCCGGTAAAGCTTCATCGGTCGAGCGAGTCTTTGGCAGCGAAGAAAACAAGCAGCGCCTTAAAGAGCTAATCGGGGAAGACCGCATGCAAGACTTTGAGCAGTTGGCGAAATTGCTTCGAGGCGGTGAAGCGGCTGAGTCAGCTTTTGCTGGCTCTGGTGGGTTTGCTGCGCAGCAACAGATTCAACGCATGCTTCGAGGTGGGCTGTTCAGTTACCTTCCTCAGTGGGCAGAACAGAAACTCGTTGCCTCGCTCTATTTCCTGACTCCGGTAAGAGCGATATTAACCAACCAAATTGGGCGCAACCCGCAGGCACAAGCAGCAGCAGTTCGGGCCGCTGTGTTATCTCAGCCGTTCATGTCAGCAATGGCCGAGGACTTCGGGGATAAGAGCAGCACATTCATCGACAAGATTCTGGATTCAGTCGATATGTTCGAAGCGCAAGGCAGGCCAGGAAAGGCTGCTGTCGGCAAGCAGGATTGGGTGGAACAACTCATTCGTGAAGCCGACAAGACCAATCCAAATCGGCAACGAGTATTCCCAATCCAATGAACCAATTAGCGCAGGTGCAGATATACGGACGGTTCCCCCAACCGAATCCGCTGCTAGAAAACCAGAGTCTGTGCCTGCGTGTTTCTTAAACCTATGCCCTACAAATCATCCAAGCAGCGCAAGTTTTTTGAGATGTGCAAAAACAATCCCGGCGATGCCACCAAAGCTTGTCCGCCCAAGAAGGTGCTCAACGAATTTCACCAAGCGCAGTATCACCCCGAGACAACGACAGCGCGGCATGCGCAGAAGAAGCGCGGTAACGTGAAGTATGTGTGAGCGGCGGGTATTCACCTCATTTCACCAGTTCAAAGTACAGATTCGTAAGTGTCAAGCCGGTGCCGTTGTACATTAAGCGAGCGCGACCAGAACTATCGATTAGAATCTTTATGCAGTGCTCCTCGCGCCAAGCCTCGATAATGTCGCCAATGAGCCAAACAGCCAAGAAGATCGCGATTGATGCAGCCATGAAATATCGCTGTTTCTTCTTCATACCTTCGCCTCCGGCCTTGCGTTTCCAGAGCATGGGTGACGTTCCGCTGCTGGGGGCTCAATGAGAACCTTAGTAAGGTCTGCAATCAAATCCTCAGGTCTGTTGTAGACGTATTCAGGTCCATACCAATCGCTGTCTAAGCATAGGATCCAGCCGTTTTTCACTTGTCTAATGGTAATCATTTGTTGTCTTTCTTGAGTTTGTAGATTGGCGGGAGTGAGCCAATAAGCCCACCCCCGCGCCTTACTCAACAATGCCCCGCCCAGGCCATAACCAGGCCCTACACCGCCGTTGCACTTCGTGACCGTGCTTCGCCGTTGCGTGAAACAAATCAACACAAACACACAACTGTGCCTTTGCTTAACGGCGCTGTGCTCCGCTTCGCCAATACAGTGCTTCGCCGTTACGTCGCCCCTCATCGCTCCACCGTAGCGTTGCTCGACACAACGTAACTTTGCCGTTGCTTAGATCCACTCGACCGAGCAATGCCAATACAGTGCTTCACCATTGCTTGACTAGTCCTCGCCTGCACACACCTATGCTACGCTTTGCCATTGCACTACACCACATAGCTCTGCCGACGCCTGACCTCACGACACCTCGCCAG